ACTCATAGTCAAATTACCAAGGAAATGTATAAGACCAAGACCATAGAAACCAAAACCGGGAACAAATCTATAATGCACAAAGTGGCTTATTTTTTCTTTGTTCTGATCATCTTGTTTATAGTTTCTGCGGATACTTAGTATCTGTCGGGATTGACTCTCAACAGTAACAATATATGGAAGAGGAATATCATCTTCTTCAATATCAAGATAACAATGCTGCTCTAATAGAATATACTGAGGATCACTATCCATAGAGGGGGACAAACCAATAATGGTGTCCATCTTCTCTGCAAAGGATGTAATATTACTTGAAGCTGGAGTTGGTAGATCAATATCTTGATAAACACCAGCATTGATATCCCGTGCTATTTCAACAGGACTGCGATATATTACATGTGTGTAACGATCTGCATTGGAAAGATCAGTTGCATAATAAGAAATATAGAACTGGTCAATAGGGATAAACTCAGACTTGGGACGCTTGGTAGTGGCGTCATAGTACAACTTTTTAAATGCAGAACCAATAATGGGGAGATGGAACAACATTCTTTCAAACTCATCAAAGTATTCAGGCATCTGCTCTGTTACTTGATAGTTCATAAAGTTCTGTACACGGTTAGCCTGTAGTTCTTTCTCAGCAGTTGACTTACCAAGTATCTGTGTCTTGATAGGACCGCTTGATGGGAAAAGCTCACCGGAAGCTTTTGATTGGAACTTGACAGCAGACTCAATAAGCAGGGGATGTACAGCGGTACATGCTCCTTCAAAAGGTTCAGAACCCTGCTCCAGCTTCAGACCTAGAAGATCAAAGCCACGTTCAAACATTGATTCCCAATCTGCACGGGAATCCTTATCTGCCTGAAAATTTTCCATAACATCGTTGGCAATATCATCCAACTCAGCATCTTCAAGCATCTCAGAGATATCACCATACCATTCAGCAATGTCTTCTGAAGCTTCCATTGAAGAATCTTCCTCAGAAAAATCTACAATAACACCACCATCTTCAGGATCAATCTCAAAGGTAGCACCACCCTCTTCTGGTGCAGACATAGGAATAATCTCACCTTCAGCAGAAGGCATCATGTCATACGGATTTCTTTCAGTAGCCATTTATTTCCCTATTTAAAATTGTTCCCTGCATTTATTATAGCATAGAAATACTTATATCCCAAATGTTTATTAGACATTCCAGTAAGTTGCCCTGCCGCTTTTAGGTCTGTCTTCCTCTTCTTCAGGGTCTTCAGGGTGGCTGAGATGCCACGATTCTTTCATGTAGTGTACTGCCATTGTCAGGGCATCTACCTGATCATCATGGGCTGCATTGGGGAATCTGATAAGTTCTTCAATAAGATCATCAGCCCATTTTTTATTTTTAGGTATCCACAGTCTACCTGCTTCCATGATGGGGCTGGCTGCATAAAGTCTGGATGTCTTATCCCTGTCTGGATTATATTCCATTACCGGGAGTCCCGCCCGTCTCATATCCTGAATAAGAGACTGACCTGATGCCTTTTTCTCTACCATACAAACATCTGGTCTGTGGCTATTATAAAGTTTCTGAGCAAGTCTTCTAAGTTCAGGATATTCAAAACGTCCCTTGACGTTACCAAGAAGAATAAGATGTGCTGCAAAGTCTTCTATACCTTGATCATTTTGATCATACATATAGAAAATACCCCATGTCTGAATGACACTGTAATCAGCCGTTGTGGAGGTAGAGAAAGCAGTATCATAGGTCTGTATAACAAACTCACAGTTGGGTGGGTCTTCCTCATCCCAATCTTTGATCCAGCGTTTTTTTACTATACCACCCTCTTCAGGTGTGGGGTCTTGCATGTACAGAGAGTTCCAGTACCTGCTGCCATTACTGGCTTTGATCTCGCTCTCATCCATCCTGAGTATCCTGTCAGACTTCCACTCAGGGAAATAGCTATGTCCTTCAGGCAGGTTAAGTAATTCTGCTGCTTCTGCGTCTAGCCATGCAGGTATCTTAACAACCTCCCATGGTATAGTTTCATAGTCTGACATGTTCTCCTGCTGCTTCAGCAGCCAACCGCAGAGATCATCATAGTGATACCTTGTATTGATTATGACAATGGCACCATCAGGCATGATACGTGTTCTGAGTCCCGCAGGATACCACTCTTTAATGAACCTTCTACCTGCACTGGAGATCGCATCTTCCTCAGACATAGCATCATCAAGTATAGCTACATGTGCGCCACGACCAGCAATCTGTGATCGTACCCCGGCAGCATAATATGTACCATTATGGTTTGTTTTCCACTTACCAGCAGCTCTGACATCACTTCTAAGTGCAACACCCTTGAATACTTTCTGGTATTCTTCAGTGTTTACTATGTCCCTGACTGATCTACCAAAGTCACTTGCCAGTTGATCACTGTGAGAGATGCTAAGAATCTCATGTTCAGGGTTTCTGCCCAGATACCAAGCAGGAAACAACTTAGAACATACAACAGACTTTGATGAACGTGGTGGAAGAAAGACCATCAGTCTTTTTATTTTTCCATCCTGTACCTGTTGTAGCTTATCAGACAGTACTTCTATGTGACGACCCATCCTAAAGTCAGACACAATTGAAGGTGCTACTAATCTTACAAAAGAAAGGAAGTCATCATGACATTGATCATCTACTCCTTGCTTCAGCAAAGCTTCAAGGTTAACATACTGCTCTATATAGTTACTATCTAAATACTCCATAGTAGTATTATACACTATACTTTAGAGTTCTACAATAGAGATACTAATAAAATATAAAATAAATACTTTAAAGTAACTAATTAGTACCGCTTTGTTGTATTTATGTCACAGTATGGATACCTTATTTTATTTTGATGACAAGTCCGTAGATTTTTGTACATTAATCTGGTTGTTGTTTATATACATATACAAAATCATAGATTTTGCCCCCACCCCCCCGCAGTTCTTTCTTGGCGCAAGGCAAGGCTTTGGAAAGGGTACCTATTGAAGCTTCTTAGTAGAGTATCTTACGATACTAAGAAGATTCAATAGAAGTAGAGTTCTTAGTGGGGCTTGGCAAATCATCCGAAGGATGTCTCTGTTGCAACAATCTGCTACTCTGTAGCAACCTATCAAACCTCCCTAGTCCCTTGAAAAGCAAAGCTTTTTAGTTGCTATGCAACCAATGCAGGTCTGCTATGTCCACGATGAATCACAATAGTGATTGACGAGGCTTGACAGACCGAATGACGAACTATACGATAACCCTATTGAAGCTTCCTAGTAGAGTATCTTGCGATACTAGGAAGCGAACAATAGAAGAAGATTTAAACCAACCAACCAACCGGAGATTACCATGACCAATATCCAATTCCTTCAGGCCGAAGTTGACGAGTTCCTTGGCGCTGCGTTCAGAGTTCTGTCATCAGTGAACGGTGGAGCCGTTGACATCTACGACCAACAGGGTTGGTATGTTGTCACTCTGGATGACGATGAAGCTACGCTTGAAGGCATTCAGTCCAACGCCGTACTTTAACCGGAGGTTAATATGTTACGTTTTGAACGAGATATGAATATTCACAAGTATAACTTGTATGAGTTGCAAAACCATCCTGTAAATCAGGATCAGGATCATCTGACAATCTGTGCCTTCTTCCAAGAGGAAGAACAGTTTCAGATTCTTGCCAGCAAACTCAAAGATCGCATCTTCAGACAGAGAAACGTAGAGGCGGAGCCTTACGAGGACGAGGATTATTATGTTTGAGAAAATTAGAAATACAGCTTTGCTGTTGATGTTTCCGGCAGTCCTTGTCGGAATGTATGGGTTTTGCTTCAGAGGTTGGGACACTTTCCCAATGCTCTTTGCATTGCCATTCGTTTTCGTAGCTCTATGTGCGTGGCTTACGGAGGGATGCGACTAACCTATTGAAGCTTCCTAGTAGAGTATCTTGCGATACTAGGAAGCGAACAATAGAAGTACTGAGACGGCAATTATGCCAACCGCCAACGATGGAGATATATCATGGCAACATTTGAGATTTTCGTAGCTGACAAGTGGGTAGAACTTCCCAAGGGAAAAGAACTCTTTGACAAGGCATCCACCAGTGGTGTACCAATTAAAGTAGTACACCCTAATGGGAACTTCAAAGTCATCCGTAATGGTGACAAACTCCCCAAAGGGGAACTTATGACCTCAACCGTGGCATCAAAGAAAGCCGCAGCACCTAGCAAACCTAAGAAGGTTGAAAATAAAATTACTATCGCAGAAAGCGATATTGATTTTGCCGACCTGACAATGGCCTAACCTGATACAAAGGAAAATATTATGACAAAACCCGAAATCCAGTACACCGAACGCCGTGGTAAATACAACTTGTATGCCGATCCCAAGCTTGAGATTCTCATAGAGAATACGATTCCCATTGGTAAATGGGGTCACTTTGATAAGGTGGTTGCCAACCTGTCCCGAAATCGCAAGAAGAAGCTTGGCGGACGTATGAGGGACCATCAAAGGGTAATCTCCCGGCAACTTCTCAAAGCATTACGCAAACAAACTGCGCCGAAGATTCTCTTTGAGGTCTTTGATATCCCACAGAAAACCAAACGCAAAGCCGCCTAACCAACCACAAAGGAATATAATATGATCTATCGTAAACGCATCAAGAAGAACCGTTATGGCCTCAAATTCGGAAAGAAATCTTTCCAGATACATTTCATGAAGCGTTCATGGTACTTCTTTGTACCATTCTGGAATGTCAAGGCGATCATTGACACTGGATACCGTACCAACGTAATCTAGTCTATACAGAGATGGGAGCGTCAGAGGTTCCCATCTTATGTACAGATTAACAAAGGATATATAGCATGTTAAAAACCTACAAAGTTTCATGGAGAGAAGGTAGACTTTCAGGAGCGCAGGGAGTAGTCTATCCCGGTAGTGTGATAGTGCAAGCTCATAATCCAGCATCAGCACGATTAAAAGCCTACATTACACACGAACATTTAAAGTTTGTAACCGTAAGAGAAATGGATAAATAAAATGTTTCATATTACACTCAAATCAAAGAACGCCAAAGTAGGACCAATGGCAGTCACTACCAGTACTGCGACAACATGTCCCACCTTATGCCCGTTCAAAAGTAATGGCTGCTATGCAGACAGTGGGCCATTGAAACTACATTGGGACAAGGTTACCCGGAAAGAACGTGGCGACGATTGGTCTACGTTCATTAGCAAGATCAAAGACATGCCAGCCGGTAGCAAGTGGCGGCACAATCAAGCCGGTGATCTGCCCGGCGACATGGAGAAGCTTGACGGTAAGAAATGTATTGATCTTGCCAAAGCTAATGAAGGCAAGCGTGGGTTTACATACACACATTATGACGTATTGGACAACTTCCAGAATGCCATAATAGTCAACAGTATGAACCACTTAGGCTTCACTGTTAATGTGTCTGCCAACAATCTTGATCACGCTGACAAGCTATGCGATATGGACATAGCTCCCGTTGCAACAGTGTTACCGATTGAGCAGACAACCAACACAGTTACACCTAAAGGCAGGAAGGTTGTGGTATGTCCTGCTACATTCAAAGATGACGTATCATGTTCTTCTTGTATGTTGTGTGAGAAACGAGATCGTAATATAATCGTAGGCTTTCCTGCTCATGGTACAAGTAAGAAGAAGGCATCAGCGATTGCCGCTTGACTTAATAGGAGTTATGTAGTAGAAGTATCTTACGATACTACAGAACGACTATTAATTATACCATTACTAAGACGTTTTTTGGAGATTGATATGAGCAACAGCGAGAACGAAATGATTAAAGAAAATATCTTTGATTTGTGGTATGAGTATCTGGTATTGGATGGATGGGATGAGTGCGACCCTGACACCATAAGAGAGGCGACGCTCAGAACCGAAGAAGAATATATAAGGATGTCTTAATGAAAGTTATTGTTAGATGTGAAAACTGTGTTGGTTATGGTACACTTGAAACCAAGGACATGTCATCAAGCCTGACAACTACCTGTCACGAATGTGACGGCACAGGGGAGTTGACATATATAGAAACGTATGATAATCTGTACGAAGTTGATCAAGATTATATTAATCAGAACGTAATCAGGATAGAGGGTTAGAATGAAACTATTTAAAATATATCAAAATATTAACGAAGGCTATGACACATACGACAGTGCTGTGGTGGTCGCCAACAGTGCAGAAGAAGCACAGAAAATACATCCTAATGGTAAATCAGGTGACTTTAATCTGTATAGTACTTGGGTGGCACGGCCTGAATTAGTAGAGTTGATATATCTGGGTGAAGTCGTAGGTGAACCAGACAATGACATCTACCCCGGTGCTATAATTTGTGCATCATTTAATGATCGTATGCTGCCCATGTACTATTACTATTAATAAACTTAGACAAGATAAAGGATAAATAATATGAGTACTTTTAATTTTACAACGTTGTTTGATGTGGCTAAAATTGATATCAATAAAGGCCATGACTTTGATTGGGGTTCCACTGTAAGAGTAACAGTAACAACGGAGTCTGGCATGGTATCACAAACCACTATGCATATTAACAGTGGTACATCTTTTGAACTAACAAACGATATGGGTAAGGATAAGGATACTAAAAATGATTAACTTTGTAGAGATAACTCTTAACGGTGAGCGTTGGACTA